CTGTCCGGGGTGGTTGTTTTTCGGCCCTATCCTTGTCAGGGGGTTGCGGTCACCGTAGCTGGGGGGCCCAGTAGGAAACCGAAGGAGAATGACTCTCCGATCTGCCGGTAGGTCCCTGTCATGGCTGGTTCGGTCTCTGCGGTTGTAGTGAGATCGGTTCCACCGTTAAAGGGAATTCTATCGTAGACTCCACCTGTCGTGCCGGCGTTGTTGGGAACGCCTAGAGCAGTAGGAATAGCCGGCCACGGCTGGTAGAAGGGCACCTCAATTTCTGCGAGCGGCTCAAGGTTGTTATTGAACCAGACTTGGGGCTCTCCCGATTCAGGAGTGGTTGTGTCGTTGTAGGCTGCGGGCCGAAGGGAGTAGCCTACTGTGTGGGGGGTGTCCACAGGGAAACGTTTCAGAACCCTGACTGATCCCGAGTAGAATCTGTACAGGGACCCAATGTAAGACCACATGTCAGGTTGATTGACAAGGTCGAACAGAGGGCCGATACCACCAGTGCTGTTAGTTAGGTAGTTGACGTTTCGGTGAACGGTATTTGCGACGGGCGAATACGCATTGGGATTCGGATTGAAGGTAATGTACCTCTTCATCAGTTGCCTGAGACTGAGGAACGCTTCGCCGATCGCAATCTTGTTGGGGTCGAACTCTGGGCACGGAACAGAGGGGTAGATGGAATCACCACTCTGAGCATTCATGGAAGCAGGGGCGGTCGGGAGGTCGTTGGCCATGGACAGAGGATGTTGCTGGGGCGACAGCTCTGGGTAAGCCAGTTGGAAGTCCGGTCCAGCACTCACGAAGACCAGGGTCTCAATTTCGCTCGCGGCAGTAGTAGGAGCACGCAGCGAGTTGATAACCTGGACGTAGATCATGCCTTGGGGTTCATTGTAGCAGAGGTCGGTCGGGGTCGAACTGACGGAGCCATTGGTCGGTTTCCATGGGGCGTTCCAGGTGTAGGGAACGGAGAACCGAATGTCGGTTGTCTGACGAATGTCATACACTTTCGAGTAGACTTTGTTGACGTCGACAGTGGCTGGGTCAGTGGAGAGGTTTGCACCAGGAACCCAGAGGATCCTGATTCTGCCGGAGTGGAAGGGCGTTTTGACAAGGTACAAATCGTAAACGATCTCGCCTCGCCAGAACCGAGCAAGACCACACAGGTACGAGAGATAGTTGTTGAATCTCACAACGTAGTTGGTGGTCGAAGTCACTGCACGCTTGTTACAGGACGTCGGGTCGACTGGCCACTTCCAGATGAAACTGTTCTGTGGATTGGTGGCATTCCACGTGAACACGTCGGTGAAAATGGGGCGTTTGGCGATGGTTTGAATGGCCATTTCGTCCTCAGTGGTGTTGAACACCTCCGTTGGAATGTCCGTCACGTTCTGGTAGTCAAGAGCCAGGACCTTTGCCTTGGAGTCGCCTTGGTAGTTCGCGGTGTTGCGTACCAGGCTAGGCATGTAGAGTGAGGTGTACTCTGGGTCACTGGGCTTCGACCACCCGTACAGATGGGCAATCTTTCCGGCGGCGCCGAAGACTACCGCGGCAGGGGCAGCTACCCATTGGAGGCCTGGCACAAGAGCAAGTCCTGCAGAGACCATGGATAGACAAGTAGAAGCAAGTTCCACCGGGCCGCGGCGCTTACGCTCCGTTTTGATGGGAGCCGTAGCAGTGTCCATTGCGTCCTCCGACACTTCCGAGATGTCAGTAGTCGTGTCTTCTCCCGCCTGCGAATTGTAGGCTGTGAATGGGAGAGTGGGAAGACCAGTTGGCATGGTGAAGTCGATGTTCTCAGCCCAGATCCAGACTGTTCCGTCAACATCAGCCGACCCTGTGAGGGGTGACATGACGTCAACAGCGAACCTGCCTAGGGTTCCGAACTGGTTGATGAGGTCGAAGTGTGAGAGGATGTTGTTGTAGGGGATTCTCAGTTGGAAAGAAGAGGCGTCCCCACACCTGTACTTGACGTTAGGGTACCCGGTCACACCCCCAAGATAGCCGGCGCTCGACGGAACAAAGGTGAGTTGTCCGTAAATCGGTTGGAACCAGGCAATGAGTGCTCCAGCGTTGAAGGGCTGGGCATTCACCTGGACCTCGATGACGAAATCGCAACGGAAGTAGCGAAATCCTCTGAGCTTCTCGGCGACCATGGGGATCGTCAGGTACTGCTTCGGCAAGTTGAAAGCGAAGAGCTCTCCAAGAGAGCCAGAACTGGCAAGCCAGTCGAAAGACCCGATTTGAATGGGCCTCGACAGAAATCCGGAGATTTCATTAGCGAGTTTGTCCTGGGCACCTCGGAGATAAGACGAGAGGGCTCTAGTTGGAACAGAGCGGGCTCCCACCTCAATCTCTCCGTCATTTTCAAAGGTGGTGGTCTGGTGTTGCTGCACTGCATCCGTGCCAGCGAACGAAGGCCCGGACTCGTTGGTGGACGAGCCCATTGAAGCGTAGACTGCGGTAGGGCCTACTCCCGTAATCGCTTCGATGATGTTGCTAGTGAGTCGTTTGGCAGGTCCAGGGGAAGACTCATTCCCTTGGCTGTTTGACTGGGCAAGTAGCCTTTGTTGTTGGCTACCCTCCGTGGCTGGCACACACTTGCCATTAGAGCTGAATAGCTCTCCAGCCTGGCTGTTGCTTGCTCCCGTAGAAGGGCAACGGTCACTCAGAGCAGGATTTGCTGCGCCGGATCTTTCAGTCATCGATCCAGTGCCCCGATCACCTGAGGTCGGAGGGGTGGAGATTGTTGCTACGTTTCCGTAACGGTGTCCGTCAAGGCGTTGGTAAGCCTGATACGTGTCTCTAAACACGCGGACGCGTTCATCCACGACGCGAGAAGCTCGGTCGAGTAGAATCGAGTACTTGTCGAAGGTATCTTCGTCGTGCTGACTCAGCTCGTAGTAAGCTTCTTGTAGTTCCAGTGCGGCTAGAGGGAAGGAGTCTGGACCTCTAACCCAGTTGCACATCTCCATGATGGTTTCAAGAGATAGCGGAGCTCTCCAGCGAGCTTGCGACTTATCGAATCGGAATCCACGCTTAAGAAACGTGACCTCCTCCAGCTTTCGATAGCGAGGAGCATCCGAGGACTTAGTCTCATCGGTGTAAGTCATACCACACCGGGGGTACATCTCAGTCTGGGTGTGTTGGTTGAACCAATCCACAATCTTCATGCTGATGTTCGTGACGTCGTCGTCGCCATAGTTAACATGGGACACATAGAAGTTGAAAGCTTCCATGGAACAGTACTCCGGAGCGTACTTTGCAGCGCACTCCAGAAACGTCATTCGCACGATGATCGAGTGAACGACCGAGTTGATGATGACAGTCATGGCACAGCCCGAGGGTTGACCAAGAGCCCACTGGTAGACCTTGTTTCCGTTGATGTGCACGGAATTGACAATCTCCAGCCAGAGCTGCCGTCTGGCGGCGGTGTTTTCAGGACCGTCGTCGTAGAAGTCGTTGATGATATCGCAAACTTCCCATAGGAGCTCGGGTTGGATGGCGTCATAGTTGGTGAAATCTCCAGCGGTGACCGCGGGGCCGAACTTCGAGAGCTTGTCGACTAGCCGAGACCAGTCTTGAGAGAGCGGATTCATACCCACACAAGATTCGAAATCTACATTGTGGGCCATGACATGCGCGCAAAAGCCCATGAAGTACTTTCGCAGGATGGCGGTAAACACCTGTTCTCCGGCGGCAAAGAGTCGAGTTTTGCCAGCGGCTACTTTGGCGTTTGAGCGTAGCTCGTCCTTGAGGGTGTCAGTCCAATAGACTAGGGGACGCTTGTTGTTGGCGATCTGCGCGTGGATGGTGTTCCAGCGCTCGACAAAGTCCGGGTGGTCGAACTTGTACTCGTCTTCGCCAAGCCAATGCGTTTTACCTTTGCCAATCTTGGGCCAACCATACCCAGCACCCGCACTCCGGTTCATCGGAGTGTAGTACGAGTTGCCAGGAATGCCAGCGATGCTCTCCTCAAAAGAGAGGAGCTGCTGGTCCCGAGCGTCGATGTTACGGATCAAGAGTCTGCGGACATCCTTCCCAGCGTCAGCTAGGAATTCAAGGTTCACGCCTTGGCAGGGCTTGGTAGCTTTCTGCATGGCGAGGTTGAGTGGACTCACGCGTTCTCCTTCCTCGTTGACGAAAGGGACGAGACGAGCTGGTGCCTTGGTGGGCGCCTGCGTTATCCCGTGACATGGTGAGGGGCGCAGTTTTGTGCGGGTAGCTGCGTGCACCCGTGTCGAAACCGTTCCGGCGTGGGCAAACCCTGTGAAGGTGTTTTCAGTGCAAACGAGTCGGCTGTTCACGACTTCCACTTTGAGCGGGTGCTCAACGGGAATGTCTGCATCGTGAATGGATTCGGGGTACTGAAGCGGGAGTTCAGCTAGAAGTGAATCTAGAAACTCCTGGTGAACGGCAGACGCCACACCCGTATAAGGGGCGGGGGCTCCGGCCATGTGTACTCCGATGATCTTGCGGTTGACAGCAGGATCGAAGGCGACTGCGAGTGATCCACAGTCTCCTGGCTCCGTTTCCACTCCGTATTTGTAGTGCTCGCGCACGTACCAGGTTCCGTTCGGGTCTCGTAGTTGGAAACTTTCGCGGTCTTCTCCCATGACGAGATCAGACCCTCGAGTGAGTTGGTATCCGTTCCGGTCATAACCGACAATCTCCACGCGCTTCAGGGTGTTGTGCCTGGTGAAGTCGGTCTTGGTCATGAAGTGCTTCTTGATAGAAGAGTGAAGAGGGATGAACCTCGGACACTCAACGAGCACCACATCCTTGTACTGATGTCCTCCCTGGTTTTCGCTAGGGATCGCAACAGCACAGGCAGACTTGGCTACTGTGTAGGTGGCCTGAGAGTTGGAAAGGGTGAAATCCTTCTCAAGCGCGGACCAAATGTGACGGTTGGTGATGAACACTCTCCCGGTGAGGAAAGTGGCAGTTCCGTGCACCTTATAGCCTGCATCAACCTTGGAGCAGATGAGGTATCCGTTCTTGAAGAGCTGACGACGAATCTCAGCGGCGTTCTGATCGCTAAGGCTCTCCGAATTGCACTCTTGGCTGTTGAGGTAGTGGGCGGTCGGGGTCTTCTCTGCACTCTCGTGATTGTGACGAGGAAGCGCAGACGCGGTTTTGTCATATCCTTCATGGTTGTGCCGGGGGAGGGCTGACGCTGTTTTGTCATATCCCTCCTTGTTGTGAACCTGGTTGCATGGTTGCTTACCGTAAGTATGCTCATGCATCCTGGCGTAGTTGGCGTTCTTCATTGCCAACTTCTGGTCCATCTTAGGGATGTCTCCGGTTGCCCAGTCAATCCCCTTAAAAGTAAGAGTTGCAGCTCCCACAGCGGCCAGGATGGTCACAGCGACACGAACGAACGCCCCAATGGTAGCAGCCCATTCCTCAAAGAGGGCGTGGGCACCATTCATGAGACGTCGCATGAGCGTGGGTCTTTCGAGTCCGGTCCATTCTTCTGTTTCCCAGTCGTCGAAGTGGTACACATCTTGATGACCACAGTAACAACGGTCCACAGGAATCATCTTGTAGGCCTGCTCGAGATAAGCCTTGGGATCAGACTTAGTCTCACTCAATCGGTGAAGATTGATAACGAGTCTCACCACACCAAAGGCATGGCGTGGATCTCGGAGCACCAGGCAGTGGTCACCCGGTCGGGCAGAGCCATTCATGACATACTGGGGAGTGGGCATCTCCGTGCGCGACTTTGCGAAGTTCCGCAGAGTCTTATACAAGTTGAGATGGTACCCACCGGCAGCCCTGAACTCAATATCGTCGACGGCATCGTTGAAATTGCGCGTCTTGACTCTATCGCCACCAACATTGTGTCCATCGGACCTAGGGAGGGGGTTCCTAGGGTTAGGCCAGAGTAGGTTAGAAACTCTGGTAAACACGTTGGGGCGAGAAAAGTACTCACACCTCTCGTTGTAGCCGTTTCCTTGCGGGGCTGTGAGCAGGGTGTCGATATTGGTCGTGACTTTCTCAATTTGTCTCTTTGTCCACGAGACTGAGTGGTCGGCAGCCGGGGGAACCACAAGGGTTTCCGACCAACCAGGCTGGTCCTTGAAGGGATCAACCTCTACCTCTTCCAACGGATTTTTGATCTCCGCCTTAGGCAAGAGGGGCGTGTCCTCATTCGGTACGATCTGGGGAGCGGATGAGGGTCCAGCTCCACCAGCGTTATCATAGTCGTCCAACGTCACTGGACTCTGGGCGTTCCAAGACCAGCCTCCGTAGCTGAGAGAATCTTCATCGTCTTCAGCTGGTGGGGCAGTTGCTCTTGGGGCCTCAATTCCAGTTGGGTTTCGGAGAGTTTGGAGAGTCTCATTGAAGAGGGAAGAAAAGGTGGGCTTCTTCGGGTCCTCAACCTTGAGATTCTTGTCGAAGAACTTCGCCTGGCGGTCCAGGAAAGTTTTTCCGTGAGCTTGCTTCTTCTTAAGCTCAATCACGCACATCTTAGCCATCTCGTCGAACGTGTAACCGTCCGGATGGGCTGCATCGTTCTTGATCGTCATAACCTTATCGGTCGGGTCGATCAGATCGAAGAGCATGCACTTGCGATCGGCATCTTCATCATGAAGCAGGGCTTCCTCCAGCTTGTCGTGATCCAAGACTACAGTGTTGGTGCCTTGCAGAGTCTTCTGCTTGGCAAACTCAGGCTTGGGCTTCATTCTGAACTTCAACGTGACACGGTTATACACAGCCTCCGGGTTAGTGAGGGAGGGAAATGTAAAGTAGTGTCTATTGGTCGTCCAGATGACCCACTTGGCACGGAAAATTACCATGCCCTTGTCGTTGACATTAGCCATGTTGAGGGAGTAGTGGGCGGTGTTGGCCATATGAATCTGCTCCTGCACTTGGGGATTCGGATTATTCTCCGAGTCCTTCTGTGAGAAAGCATCATCACAAACCACTCCCTCCGTCTGAGTGCTGTAATCACTCCAGTACTCGTCGGTGGACTGACGGTAGTGGATTTTGGTGTGGAGGTCGTTCGAGTCTGTGCTGCCCACAGCCTGGAGGAGAATGGTGTTAAGATAGCCAAGCATGCTCGACTTTCCAATACCAGACGCACCCACGAAGTGGACAACGATCGGTGGAATCCGGGGGGCGACAAGACCAGCCGTGGAATTTGCAGCAACACTGCGTGCCTGATTCAGGAACATCATACACGAAGTAATCCGTTGCCTGGCTACGAGTGGAACTCGCGTGGCATCGAGTTCTTTGTTGATTTGATTTCCACGTTGGAGCAAAGTGTCAATGGTGGAACGAAGTTTAGCGTCCTCACGAACGCGCCTCTCGAAATGAGAATTCCGATGAAGCTCAACCTCATCACACCACTCGTCAATTTGCTTCCAGCCGTCCATATCACGCTTGGAGTAACCGAAAAGGGAGGTCCGGAGATATTCAGCCCATTGTTCGAAAAGGGGGGTGAGCTTTTTCTCCAGAGAATCATAGGTTGAGATGATTCTCCCGATCTGGCCAGTTCTTTGCATGAGCTGGTCGACTGAC